TTGGATCCAAATAAGCCATTTGTGCAAGTTTCTGGCCAGAGATAAGAGTGTTGGTGGAACCCAAGAACTCGCATTCAAACTCTTGTCTGAATTGTTCTTCTGAGGTGTTGCGAATTGTTTCTTCTTTCCATGCCTCATCACGACCTGGAACCATTGACCAATGAATCTCGAATGGTTGATAATCACTTTTCTTACCAATTGCATCCATCCACATCTTGTAGAACAGATTCATACCGTTCGGTGTAGACACAATAATAATCTTGGTTGTTTTACCTGATGAAATTACAGGGTAAACAGAGTTAAAGAATTCATGTGCAATGTTTGGTGGAACGAAAGCAAACTCATCCAAGAATACACAGTTAAAAGAACCACCTCGAATGGCAGCAGAAGATGTGGAGTCTGCACGAATCTTAGAACCATTTTCAAGTTCTACGTTACCTTTGTTCCAGATTACAACCCCTTGTTGCAACCACATTGGTAAGTTTTCATATGCCAATTGGTACTTTGCAAGAATATCACGTGCAAGAGAACCCTTGTTAGCCAGAACGGCTACGTTTTGTGTATCGTTGAATAGTGTCAACCAAAGAAGATACGCCACGGAGGTGGTGGTTTTACCAACCTGGCGAGGACATTTAGTAATAGCAAAACGATTCTTGTGGAACAGACGAATCATGTCCTTCTGAAAGTCCCACATCTCAAATGGCATCAAACCACGGTCAACGTTAACAATCTTAATGTAGTGTTCTGCAAAATAAACCGGATCTTTTGCACACCTTACATACTCTTGAGCTTGTTCTTGTGTGTACTTTACTTGTACACCAACCTTTTTCAGTAACGGATTGTCACGGTAACTGTCTTTATTATCACTCATTGTTACCTTTTAATAACTTATTGAATTCTGCGGTTGTGCCCACAAATATGGCTTTATCGATTGTTGTGCTACCTGATGCTGCCTGTTTCTTGTCCATAGTTCGCATTTGTTTTTGAACCGCCAATAGTTCTTTGTTTGCATCTACTACGTTTTTAAGTAACGTGCCATAGACTTCAAATGCTCTTGGATGTTGGCCATCTTTTGCAATCTGTAATATCTCAGCCATTGCATCTTTACCTTGTTCAATCAAGTCTTGTAAGTTTTCTTTGGTCTGTTCATATGCATCAACCAAATCTTCTTCAAGGTTTTCTTCTGTGACCGCCACAGGTAGTTGTTGTTTTTTTACAACAGGCACTGGTGGTGTTGGAGTGGAAGCAACATCAAAGATTTGCTCCATATTCTTTTCAAATGTACTCATCGTGTTTCAGTAATAGTTGTGGTATATGTATATGTACTGTTAGCGTTAGCTCCACTTGGATTTGGAGTTACTGTAATTTCTGCATAATCTTTTGGTGTAACATTATAAGAATTGAATATCCATTTGCCGGCATTAGTTGCACCAATCAAAAGTTGACTAGAAATAAAGTTTCCTTGTATTCCTGTTACTGTTAGTTGTTTGTTTAATGAGTTCCAAGAAACAACTTGTGCTGATGCTGTTGATAGAGCTGGAGTTGGTCCTTGATAAACAAGTTCACCATACTCATATTTACCTGTTCCACCTGAATTGAGATTGAATACTACATTGGTGCCAGCTTGAACATCTTGATAAATGTTTGTAATTGATGTTGAGATTAGTCCAGCAGTTGATGTTGCACCAAAGATAAAACCTTTAACGGTGAAGTTTAGTGTCCAGATAACCATTCTGGTATCTGAATCTCTATCACCTTCATATGTTACTTCATAGTTTGTGTTGTTTAGAATGACAGGAACTTCTTTGACAATACCCATTTCTGGAATCATATTGACTTTGATGGTGTAATCTGGTGCAAAGAATGGTAGAATGTGTTCGATGATTTGGTTACCATCTTCAATGTTTCTTACATACAGATACAACGAAAAATCGAAGTTGTATGGCACCGGCATGTATTGTGAGTTTGTTGTTGATCCATTTTGAAAGAAAGATTTGTTATTTGTTATTTGCTTTCTTGATGCATCGTATGACAAACCATTCATTTCATATGACATACGTGGTAACGTCATTTGAACCTTTTTGTCTAAGTTTGGATCAAATGTTAGGCGTTGCACATACAATTCTTTAGTTGCATAATCAATAGGAACAATGAAACGTTCTTCTTCAGTTTGGTCTGGATTGTATCTAACCAAAGTGATATTATTGAACAAGTCACCAAAGGCAACCGTCAATTTACGAATCATTCTATTATAGTATGTTGTTGACATTATAGACCACCAATAGGATTAGTTTCTGATGTATTGATATAAGGTTGTGCGGTGGTTTGTATCAATTCATTATCATAAGATTCTTTTGTTGACGGTGTATTCAACGGATCAAATGTTGTTAGTGTATATCGTGCATTACTTGTGTAACCAATAACAGTAACATTATCACTGAATACGCCAGCAATATTTGTAACAGACAATGTGTTAGATTTTGGAATCCAAGATTGTACGGTAGCAACTGTGGATGCATTTGCATATGTTCCATCCGCAGATTGATATACCAATTCTTGTAGTGTATATGTTCCTGTTCCTGCACCAGTATTCAAGTGTAAAGTGTATGCAGAATCAGTAACCACTTGGTCAATATCTGCCACACCAGTAGCAATAACTTCTTGTGAGTATTTGAATTTTTCAAGTTCCAATTCATAGTAGTAAGGAACTTTACGGCCTAACATAAAGAAGTCTTTGTTTTGATTTGTGAATTTGATTTCATACAATTCACCAGTACCATTTAGAAACGGAATGTAAATCAAATCGCCTTCTCTAGGTCTTGTGTAAGTATTTTGTGGTACTCTTTGTGAGAATGCACGTTTGGATAATATGACTGTAACTTGGTTTCTGATTTCCAAACCAAACTTGGTGAACATTTCTTTGTCACCCATGTAATCATTTGCAGAAGAAAGATACATTTCTAGTGGAAATGCTGACTGAAACTTCTTGGTTGGGTCTTCACCATAGATTAAATCTCTGGATGCATCGTTATTATTGGGCAAATAATATGCGTTGAACCCCATAATCTGAATCGATTCAGTTATGAGGTCTTCTATTAAACGCTGTTCATCATACTTAGCGTTATAATTATTGAAATATGGAGAGGTAGCAATTTTAGGTTCCTACCTTTCTTATTCTGTTTTTTGCTGCAATTCTCATTTTTTCTATCGTTTCTGGTGAATTTTTTCTACCTGTTCGTAATTTTGCTTTTTCACTGAGTTTTCTTTTTGTTTCATCGGTATGTTTGAAACCTTTTTTAGATTCACTTATTTTCTTTTTGGTTTCTTCAGATAGTGTCCAAGTTTTACCTAATGAGCGTTTGTTTCCTACACTATTCTTTTTTGCAACATCGCTTATTTTTTTCTTAACCTCGGCCGAAAGGTTTGACATAGCTTCTTTTGTTCTTTGTGATATAAACTCTCTGTATTTTGGATCTTTAGTTCTTTCAATGTTTCTTTTTCTATTGGCTTCTTTTTGTTCTTCTGTTGCTTTCCATCCAAAACATCCTTCACCACCATCAGTTTCATTGTAACCATTATTTTTGGTATCTAATTTTTTAATCCAATGTTTTTCTTTTTCCAACAATTCTTCTTTGGTCCCAGCCGAATCAATCTCATAAACAATGAAATTTTCCAAACCATACTTAAACATTGCCTTATGTATGTGACAATGATTTTTATCATTTGGATTTTTAGCAATTCGTTTATGAGATTTAAATCTTCCTACAATTTCACCTCTTGTTATACCAACATATTTTTTGTTATCTAGTTTATTTTCTATACAGTAGACCTTCATTTTCATATCTCCTTTTATATATTTATATAAAAAGAAATTTGAGGACCGCTTGATTAGTTCATGAACCACTCCAATGGTCCCGAATAATCGTTAATCATGTCTTTTTCTAGTTGTGCAATTTCTTCAACTGCGGCATCCACAGTTTCTTTGCCATTTAGAACCACACCACCAGGTAATTGGATGCCACCAAATTTGGCCATATTTTCTCCCCAATTTTTCTTAATCAGTGCAGTAGCATAGCGTTTCAACCAACGGTCATTCCATACGTTTGGATATGTATCAGGATTAATTGCACCATAACACTCAGACACAACAACTTGTCCGGCAGATACTTCATAACCTTGACCCCAAGCCCAATCGATATACAATCTTTGCATATTCCTTACAAAACGAATAGGAACTTCACCAGTAAACTGGAGTTCCAAAGAACGTAAGTGTTGTTGGGTTAATGTATAGTTGATGTAGGATGCAGAGGTAAAGTCATACAATTCATTTAGACGCAATTGGTATCTCAAGTCAAACATGTTGATGGTTGCCTGAGAGTCGGTCAATGGAAAAATACGAGTAATACCAAGAATATTTACGTTATTACCATTTGCATCTACAGCTTGAGATGCGTCCAAATACATGTTAGAAATGTCGGTATCTGTAACGTGATGTACCCAATAGAACTTTTGAGCACCGTCAAAGTGATAATCTTGCCAGTATTGAACAGCATCATCCACACGGTCTTCAACCTGTTGGTCATCTACGTTGATATTGATAACTGGTGCACCTAGACGGCGAAGACAATAATCTTTAAAATCTTGTCTGTTTGTTATTGTTGCCATTAGAAAATCTCCTATTATACACTATTTATCTAATAGGAGAAAATCAATTTTAATTTGGCATTGGTAGTGTGATAATTGGTGGATTCTGTTTGTTAGCAATTTGTGTATCAATATTTGCATAAATTTCATTAACAGCACTCTCACCCATCACAGACTTAATCCAACCGACAACCAATTCAGTATTCAAATTTTCATAAGGAGTGAATGGTTGTCCTTCTTCATATACAAGCGGTTGCGTATTCATAACAATTCCAGTGTTTGAAGTGTTGGCAACACCATCATCACCAATACAAATCCAATGTACGTTGAAAACAACAGTAGATTGTCCTTTTGATGTTGGGTAACAATCCATTGCAGGAATTGTCCACTTGTATACGTTTGCCATTATTCAGCCTGTCCTTGTTGTGCTTGCTGCATTGCTTGGATTTGTTCGCTTGCATTTTTGCCTAGTGCATCAATGATTTGACGACTCCATTTGTGTGGAATTTCTTCCAATGCTGCAATAATGCTGTTAACAAAACTCAGTTTGAAGGTCAAATCTACGTCTTGCACTTGTTGTGCTTGTTGTTGTGTATCACTCATGTCAAATTCTCCTGATTAATAATGAAAGAAAAAAAATTAAGAAATTGTTGTTACTGTATTGGCTGGAAACTTAGCAACAAGTGCATTAATCACTGTAGCAATTGGGTCTTCGCCAGCAACAGATTCTGCGTTGATGTTAATCATTGCCATTGGATTCTGTGGTGCAGAATTAGCAGCGGCTTCGGTGGTATAGATACCGATGTTGCCATTAATGTTTCCTGACAAATCGCCGTTGTAGTTTTGAACTACAAAATAAACGGTAGCTGAATGAATGTTCATTTAAAGTCTCCTTAGTTGACTATCTATTTATAAATTAATGGTTGTGACCAGTGTGGTCGTCATGATTGTGTTCTGGTGACACTTTCAAGACTTTCTTAACTAACTTATTTATATCAGGCAAATATAGATATTCTATTTTGCTTCTTAATAAGATGTTTATTGCATCAAAAATGGTTTCGGCCAATGGATCACCAGCCAAATTCAAACTTGTATTGAATAGAATAGGAACTCCAGTTTTCTTATAGAAAGAATCAATCAGGTTATAATAACCAGGATTGTCTTCCGTTGTGACTGTTTGAATTCTACATGTGCCGTCTACGTGTGTAATTGCAGGAATCTGGTCAACTTTGTCTGCTTTGGCATTGATGGCATACATCATGAAAGGACTTTCTTTCAAAGTTTCCATTTCAAACCAATCAGAAGCATGTTCAGCCAACATGGAACCAGCAAATGGACGGAACCATTCTCTCATTTTTACTGAGTTTACAATATCTTTACCATCTGGATTTCTTGGGTCAAACAAGATGCTACGGTTACCTAACGCTCTTGGACCTGCTTCAGAACGACCCTGATACATGGTAACAATATTACCAGCAATAATTAAGTCTGCAATCTCGTCTGTAGTAATGTCTGAAATTTCTACCACATCTTTGAGTTGTTCTTCTAGTCCAGGCATGATATTGTAATCTGGTGGTGCACTCAGATACAATGATTTCAATGGACGAATGGTGGTATCTCCAGATATACTATGCCATGCTAATTTAGATAGACCAACAGATGTTCCACCATCATGTGCAATAGGATCAACATAGAAGTTAATATCTGGGAAATGCTTAACAAACTTATAATTTGCCACACAATTCAATGCAAAACCACCAGAAAGAACCACGTTCTTCTCACCAGTCAAATCAATAGCTTTTTGAATAAGTTGAATAACATATTCTTCTGCTTCTTTTTGGATGTTATAGGCCATGTTCTTGTCTTGTTCTGTCACCATACTAAAGTCATTATGCCAATTTTTTGGGTCTTGTTTTCTTTGTAGATATGGATAACGTGATTCATCAATAATTGCACCCATTGGATACTTTGGAATCAATAGATTTTTGTTACCCTTACCGTTGATGAAGAACATTGGTACATCTGGATCATCTTTACCATAGGGAGAAAGACCCATAGTTTTACCAGCTTCAATGAAACCAAAACCAAGATATTCGGTTACTGCTTCATATGCCTTAGTCACAGTGACAGAAGGATCAATTTCATTGATACCATCATCAAATCTAGTGTTAATGCCATCAGAATATCTCTTATACACAGGTTCAAAACCATTTGGATAAGAACATTTGTAGATGGATTCTGTTTCGTAACCAGCAGTTTGGTTCTTGTCATCAATATTGAAAACTTTATGTGATCCACTACCGTCAATAATAACCGCCACGGCACTGGTAAATCCAGAACCATAGAATGCTGATGCTGCATGACCAATGTGGTGTTCACTCATCATGTATGTGACTTTGATGCCTGGATTGAACTTTCTTGCCAATGCTGAGTATGGGTCTTCGCCTGTCCATTGCAGTTGTGGTAGTTGTGCAACAGTACCACCAACAACGATTTCATCTACAGGTGTTGCAGCCAAGATTTGTAACATTGCTCTATAGGGATTACCATCATATTTCATGCGAGAAAGTCTTTCTTCCTCACAATAGTATGCTAAGTCGCCGTTGATAGTAACCGCAGCAGAACCGTTGTGTCCAGGATTCACAGCCAGAACAACATATGGTTTACTGTTGTTTTGGTTTTGTTCCATTGTTTGATTTTCCTGAGTCATGTTTCTTCCTATTTTCAATATGGTCCACAATATTATTATAGATGTCGTTCAATTCAGCTTCGGTAAACTTCATTGTTCCTTCATTCAATCTATTGGCTAACATAGAATCTAAACCAGTAATACGAATTGGGCTGTATTTCTTATGTTTACCATTCTCAATAATGTTAAAGAAATCTGGATAAGAAGTGTTCTTAGGGAAAGTTGAACCAAAGATTACTGTTCCTGGTTTATCAAAACCTCTGGCCATGTGTTGACCAAGACTATCACAACCAACAAAGTAGTCTGCTTCTTTGACCAATGCGGCCCACACTCTTAGGTCACCTTGGAATTTTGCCGAATATAAATCATTTTTCAATTGGAAATCAGGCTCACCAAAGAAAATGATATTGTATCGTGTTGCAAGTTTGTTTGCCAAATAGACGTAATCTGCACCACTCAGGCTTCTAGATTCATCATCATTAACAACTTCACCTGGTTTTTCAACCTTTGCACCACGACCAAATGGTTGGAACACAAGAGTCTTTTGTTTCTTCTGTGCTGTCTTAATGTCTGCAATAGATTTCTTTGCAAAGGCTTCTTCTTGTTTAGAAATTACCATTCTTGGAGGCAATAAGTCCGAATGGTCTTTGGTGTTGTTCACCTGTTCATCAATAGCTTCTGCTAAAGATAATTCTTGTTTGAAATAACCAGGAATCCTGTAAGGTTCAATGGTAATAATTTCATCTGCATGTTGAACCACGTTATTAAAGATACCTTTAGTATCAATACCGTATGTTCTGTCTTGTAGTTCTGGTATGCCCCAGTAGAGATAATCCCAAGCAGGAATTAAAATAGACCAGTCTTCATCAGGGTGGGCTTTTGCGTATTTCATAAAAGCTGGTATTGCTGCAAGAATACGACCGGCACCACCGTCAAGGTAAAATATTTTCTTCATAAAGTTCCCCATTCAATCAGTTAATCACATATTAACACAATTATATAGGCAGACGAATTAACGTGATTTTATCAGTTCTTCTAGTTTGGATATTTGTGATTGTTGTTCTTTAATGGCTTCAATCAACAGACCAACCATGTTACCGTATGCAACGTGTTTGATTCCGTTGTGGTCCTCATGAACAACTTCAGGTAAAACTTTTTCAACTTCTTGAGCAATAATACCTGAGTATCTTTCATCTTTATCTTCTCTATCATTTCTAGTGTATGTAATACCACGTATCTGTTTAACTTTTTCAAGAGCATTTTCAATGACTTGAATGTTTTCTTTAAGTCTAATATCTGAGTATGCGGTAATATTGGCCAAAGCAACAATGTTAGCACATGCACAGACAGAAGTACCAGAAGTTGCACAACCATAAATGATACAACCGTAGAAATAACCAGATGCATTGAAACAACCACCACACAAACATGCGCCTGAAGTTGGGAATGATATTGTTCCTCCAACCGCTAAACTTGAAAGTAAAACGGAAGCACCGCAAACACACAAGCAATTTGTTGCATAAACAGTACCAGTATACATGTAACTAGCTGCGTATATGTAATTGCCTGCACATATGTATGGTGCCATTAAACAACAAGCAGAACAAATGCATCCAGCTGAATACATGTAACCACTTGTACACACACCAGATGCACCATAAACCCATGCGGCACCAGAAATCAAGTTGGTTGCACAGATAATGCCGTTGTTACCAATTGAGAATACGTTACCAGCAGTACAATTAGCTCCGTTAGTTGCTTTAAATACCCAACCACGACCAGCAGTACAATCCATCGTAAAGTATGTTGCCCAATCAGCACTAACCGGACCTAAAGTGCCTAATGTTCCTTGACCTTGGAACATAATACCGTATTGCGGGAACAATGTATTGTTAGAATATAAACTTAAACCTGCACCACTTGTACATGATCCTGAACAGTTTACTGCAAGTCCACAGTTAATTTGACCGCAACCTTGGAAACATCCGTTACCACAAACGACCAAACATGTACCGCCAAACAAACCACCAGCGGCTTGTATAGATGATGCTGCACACATATAACCTGATGACAATACACAACCGGATGTAGATAAAGCTGTTGCACTCTGTACACAACCAGAAGCACACATATAACCACCGGTACACCAACCAGAAGCAGCACATCCCCAGTTTTGTGGGTACATGTATTGTGCAATAACACAAGAACCAGAAGTACAAATCATACCACCAGTACATACACCAGAAGCACTATACAACCAACCTTGTGCGGCAACCAAACTTGCACCGCAAATTATACCAGCCGCATACATACAGCCGCCGGTTTGCAAGCAAGAAGAAGTACATATAGCACATGCCACCATTGGTTCTGCACTGGTCAATATGTTATACCAAGCGTTCCAAGTACTATCAATACCGTTTCTAATTCTTAGTTGCGGAACACCAGATGCATTTGCCGCAGCACTTCCAAATGCCATCTGATATGAAGCGTCTCCGGTGGAAGATGTTGTTCCTGCCCAGGGGTGGAAATGTAACACACCAGAATAATTGCCGCCTGTTGAGGTGTAACTAGCACCAGAAAATTGCCATCTTACTGCCCTTGTTTGTGAACATGGATAATATGTTGCATCATTAGGATTTCTATCCGTATCATTGAAACAGAACCATCCATCACCATTTGAAAAATAACTTGCGCCGCAAACATATGATGATTGTACACAATTACCAGAACAAATCATACCTACTGACAATACGCAGCAAGCACTACAAGTATTACCTGTTAACGAACACAGATATGTTTGTGCAATAATACCACCAGAACAAGTACATATACATCCAACATATGCACAAGGTGCTGATAAGTAAGTTGAACCGCAAACATAACCTGCTGTGTACAAACATGACGCAGAACAAACCATACCTGATGAACAAACCTGGTATGGTGTTATAAAACATCCACCAGAACATACGTTATTGGATACAAATAATCTGCCGTCTTGAACAAAGGTGAAGCAACTTCCTGCGACCGATGCGGTACCGAAGTGCATGCCAATCATATCTACACTAGATGCATAACCACCTGAACCTTGGAAATATGATATACCATAAGAGTCGGCGTTACCAAAACTCCACATTCTGTTTCTACCAGAAGAATATGTTGCACTTTGGAAACCAGATTGACTTGCAATAATCAAACCTGCGGAACATATATTACCTGCCGCACAAATACATCCGCCTGCAAATACACAGCAACAACCGCATACGTTAACGTTGTTGAAAAATGCTCCTGATCCGCCTGCTACACATAATGTTGGTGAGGTCAAACATGACGCAGAACAAATCATACCAGAAGAACATACACCAGCAGCGCCGTAAACCCATGCACAAGAGGCCAATAGTGCATTAACGCATACTGCATTACCTAAGTTGTTAATCAATAGTGGTTTTGAATTAAATGATTGAATATATGCATATGAACAATCTGTACCAAAACCTAAGTCTGCTCCAGGTGTACATGTTGAAGAAGTATCAACAACGCAACAAGCAGTGGATGGACCCATGATTGTTAAACCATAAGATGAAACACAACTTGCAATCGTTGGACTTTGCGGGAAAATTGCTCTCTTACCTCTTTGGTTAACTCTTGTTATTTTCCAACCAGAAACATATGATGTGCCGCCACCAGAATAGTTAAACAAGGCTTGTGGTGAGAAATATTTTGCACCTGTTTTAAATGTGCCATAACCACTTGTGCCAAATCCAGAAACATAACCAGCAAATCTTGTCCATGTAGTTCCTGGTCCTTGATTGGCCATAGTCCAATAACCATATGAACCAGGGTTACCACCTAGGTTACTGAAACCACCATCAAAATCAATAGAACCCATGTAATGAGTATTTGTACATGTTACGTCTTTGATCCAAGCTTCCATGTAAAATATGTCATCAGATTCAATTGGAATATATGGGAAACCAGAACTGTATGAGTTATTACCAACACTCACTGCTCCAGTTACCGAGAATACGGAACCACCTGGTGCTGTGCTATCGCAAACCCATGATACACCAGTAGTGCCAAAGAATGTTTGTAACTCAGCATTGGACCATGTTGGATCAAGTTCAAAAACTGTTTCACCTGATGTGTAATGACCTACAGGATAGTTTCCTCCAGCACCTCTGGCATTACATCTAACTATGCAACCGGCGTAAATGTATGGTGATGTAACACATGAAGTGCCACAAACAGCAGGTGAACAAACTGATGTGATGCCACAAATAATTGGTGATATCATGCATGTGCCAGCACAACTATAAGCGC